ACTCTATAACTAAAGACTCTCAAATAGACTCTACAGAACTAGGTATAGAGTCTCTTAAGATACCTCAAATACACTCCAAGTATCTTAATCAACTTACGGATCTTAAATTACTTTTGACGAAGTACCAGCACGACTTTGCCATTTTGCGTTTGCGTAAATGGAAAATTTACACTGGCAAAGCATCTGAAGAAGAACTTGCAGATTGGAAAGAAGAAGCATTTGAACTTGATATTTTGAAGACCGATGTAGATAAGTTTATGGACGCTGATCCAAAACTAATTGAACTTAAATCTAAAATTTCTGTTACAGAGATTAAAATTAAAATGGTTGAAGAATTTTTGAAAGCACTGAACAACAGAAACTTTGCAATTAAGTCAGCGATTGAGTGGAACAAAATGATGAATGGTATAGTCTAAATATTATGTGGATATTGAAGTTGATTCTATTGATGAAGTTCGGTATTATGTAAAAACCGACAAAGGCATAAAACAAGAGTTGCGGGATTATTTTTCATTTATGGTCCCAGGTGCTCAATATATGCCTTTATTCAAAAAAAGAATTTGGGATGGAAAAATTCGTCTTTATGACATTCTTTCTTCCACTCTCCCACGTGGACTAAAAATATATTTGGAAAAATTTTGCCAAGATAGGCAATACCAACTAAATATTAAAGAGACAAAGAATCCTCTATGCATAACGGAGGACAAACTTTTACAGTTCTACAATACATTGCAGGTTTCGGTAAAGAAACAAGCAGTGAAAATGCACCCACACCAACAGCAGGCCGTACTGCATGCTTTGAATCAACACAGATGCGTGCTGATTTCTCCTACTGGTTCGGGCAAAAGTTTGATCATATACGTCTTGGTCCGGTTTCTTCAATCCGTATTAAAATCAGATCGGAAAATACTCATATTGGTTCCCACGGTTGGTCTGGTCAATCAGATGGAATCAGACTTCTTTGATTATTCAAAGAATGACAAGTCTTGGTCTTGTAAAAAATACATTCAAAAAATAATGGCTGGTGAAGAAAAGGAATTACATAAACAACTTGTAATATCTACTTGGCAATCAATCTACAAACTACCTAAGTCTTGGTTCGATCAATTCGATGCTGTATTCTTCGATGAGTGTCATCAAGCCAAAGCAGAATCAATTAACTTCATTGGTCAAAAACTTTCAAAGGCTTGGTTTCGAATTGGTACTACTGGTACACTAGATCAAGCACAAGCACATAGACTGAGCATTGAAGGTATCCTTGGTCCTGCGATTCAGTTCATTCAAACTAAAGGATTGATGAACAAGGGTTTGCTTGCAAAACTCGGCATAGATTGCATAATTCTTAAATATACTGATGAGGAGAAACAATTCATCAAGAAACAAAAATACATTGATGAATTGAAATGGATCGTAACGAATGAAAAGCGAAACGAATTCATCAAAGAACTCGCCCTCCGCACCAAGGGGAATACCCTTGTGCTCTTTAATTACGTCGAAGACCACGGGAAACCACTCGCAGCTCTCTTGGAAGCAGCGGGAACGGATCGCAAAATATATCTCATACACGGAAAAACAGAAGCAGAGTCAAGAGAATATATCCGTAAAGTCATCGACAGAGAATCAAATGCCATTCTGGTGGCCAGTTTTGGTACGACTAGCACTGGGATCAACATTGTCAATCTTGATAATATTATTTTTGCTTCACCTACTAAATCGATTATAAGATTGTTGCAGAGCATTGGTCGTGGTCTTAGAGTGTCAGAAAAGAAGAAAACACTCAAAGTATATGACATTGTTGATGATCTTTGTTGGAAGTCACATAAGAATCACATCTTTAGACATTTTGAAGAGCGTGTGAAGATTTACAAGAAAGAAAAGTTTGACTATAGCGTTCATTCAATGTCTTTTGCAGACCTTAGAAAAAATAAATAGTATTGGGAGGACATCATATGTCCGATTCACTTCCTGAGAATCCTATTTCAGGCACACTTAGAGTTGTTAGATTGTTGACTGGAGAGGAATTGGTTGGATTAGTAAAAGATGTGTCCCAATATGAAATTAGTTTAAGAATGCCCGCTTTGATGGAGAATTATGCAACTAAGACTCCTGAAGGCGATATCATGGAATTCGTTAAACTTGTAAATTACCTTTACAACATAAAAGGTTTTGAAATTTTAGTTCCCCGCAATTCAATTGTTTATATGGGAACACCCACAGACGAACTAACCGCAATGTATGAGGCATACTTGGTTTTGATTCAAGACAATCCAAAATCAGCAATTGCACCAAACAATGTTTATGGTTCAGGAAACCAACCTGGTTTGGAACTTTTTAACGAACTTTTTAATAATGAAGATTTTTTTGTATTTATTAATGATTTAATGGAAAATTTTGAAGCTTCAGGTGTGGATTTAGGTGATGAGGAAGAAGAGGTTGAGCCAGAATCGTTTATAAGCCCTGAGCCTGAAGAGACCCCTCAGAACCCACCCAAGCGAAAGAAACGCCGTAAAGCCAAACCAGAGACTAATAAGATGCCTTATAAACCGGATAGCCCCCCAGAGGATCCAGAAAGTTGGTCAGATAATCCTTCCGACTACATTTAAAGTGTATTTTTTACATTTGATGGTACGGCATCTTCACCATCAATCCATAAATCATAATATGAATATTTGAAGCTGCATGTGGCTTTTTGAATCATAGCATCCGAGCTATCTGATTGAAACACCAATCCATTTAATTTTACAGGAATAATGTAATGGAATGTTGTTTGTAAAACTTCACAATTATTTGACGGGTCAAAAAGATACAAGTTTGCTGAGTGATGCCAATCTTGATACATTAAATTGTGGTCAACATCATTTTGAATGTTTGTAATATTTCTAATCCAAGAATAAAGATTTTTCCAGTTTGTGAGATCAGAATCTACTATGAACTCAACATTCAATAGCTCAAAATTTGCTGTCATGGATGGAACTGGAATAGTTACACCCAAAACTGTTGGTTGAGGCTGATCCGGTATTCCTATACCAGGTAAATTTGCACGTTGACACATCAATTCCATTTGTTGTGTACCCCGACCAAAAATTAGCCTGAAGTAACTGTTGTATAGTGGATTAATATTTGATGAACAAATGCTCATAGAAATATTTATGGTAAAACAAAAACCTCCTGATTTCTCAGGAGGTTTTCGAAGGTTAGGTTAACTTACCAATCAGAGAGTGTTGCCGTGGAGATTCTTAACGTTGGTCAAACGGTAGTATTGGTTTAGACCAGATGTTAGTGTCTCGCCGTCTGGTTGACCGTTGCTGTTGAGAACGAATGGGTTTGCAACGACACCGTAACGGGTCTTGAAGGCAATGCGTGGTTGGAAAGTGTTGGGATCAACTGCACGGACCATTTGTAGCGGTACGTATGGGCAGTAGAAGAGACCAGCATCGTATGGAGACTCGCCCTTATAGCCAGTGACGAAGAAGTTCATTCCGACTGGGCTATATGGATCGATGTATACGCGGATCTTGCCAGAGAGGATACCAGCAAAGGTGTTTTGGGTATCATCAGCATTGATCTGAGGAGCGATTGCTGGGCTGAGGCTCATGAAGCCGGACATGGCTAGAGCAGCAGCTGTATCGCTATCACAGATGATGAAGTTACCCTTACCACGGCGGGTTTCCTTGGCGATGGTGTTGCATTCACGTTCGATTTGGAAGCTGAGGCCACGGAAGCGTTCAGCAGACCAACGACCGTCTGAGTCAACATCAAGATCGTATGTGCCTGCGGCAGCAAGATCGGGTTGTTGTGAACCTGACTTGGATACGAAATAGATGGTGCGGACGATCTCGCGGTTGATCTCAGCGAGAATTTCTGTGCTGAGAAGATTGGCGAGTTCGGCTTCAGCGTCTAGACCGTGAACAGCCTTGAGGTCTTGAGCCAATTCGACTGTGTAGTTGCTAGCAAGAGCGCGAGTCTTGGCTTGGACAGCAACGCGGTCGATTGAGAAGGCCATTTGGTTCCATGTGCCATACTTGGCAGCACCGTAGTCCTTAGCAGAACCACCACCGATACCTTCGCCTTGAGCAGTCAAGATACCACGGAGGGCATTGATAGCATCAGCACTCTTATAAGCGCCTGAAGCAGAGTTGTTGTAGTTCCAACCAGCGGAGAGACCCTTGCTGTCGCGGAAGGCGGCGTCGTAGGTCCAACCTGAACCACCAAATGCGGCTTGTGGCTCTTGGAACATGGCTTCAACTGTGCTGGCGTATGTGCCAGGTTGATTGCCTTGTAGAGCGTAGTTGGCGCGCATGGCGAAGATGAGGCCAGTTGGGGCGGTCATTGGTTGAACGCCGCAGATGTCATAGGCCATCAAGTTTGGCATGGAGCGACGAACCAACGAGATGAGCACGGGATCATAACCAGCAACACTTGGTGTGTTGGTGTATGATGTGGGCATGCCCAAGTTGTTGGAGCTCATGTCTTCGGTCAAGTGTTGTGAACGAAGAGCTTGCTCTTGGTTTTCTAGAAGGACGGCAGTGACTTTCTTGCGATAGTCATCTTGAATCTTGGGGAGTGCATCGTGGCCGAGCACTGGTTCCCATTTTTCTGTTAAAACGTCATATGGTGTATTTTCTGCGAATTGCATTTTAGTGTTTTCTCCTGTGAGTGAAAATATTTAGTAATAGTGAAATTTAGACCTTTTTATTGAGTCTACCCAATGCACCAACGTAACCTTCTACGAGGGTAGTTGGGGCATTTTTGACTGGTGCAAAAGTTTGCTCTGGCTCAACGGAACGAGCAGGAGCGCGATTTGCTGTGCTTAGATAATTGTCCTTGATGGCTGTTAGTTTCTCACGATATTCATCAACTGAACCGAAAGAAACGCTTTCCATCAAATTTTGAAGCTTGGCAATTTGAGTGTCTGCGAGGTCTCTTGTCTCAGCGACAAAGATTCCAGCGCATTCAGTCAATTCAATTTGCTTCTTGAGTTCGATGCTTGTGTTTACGGCCTCGTTGAGTTTGGTTTCCAACTCACGATTTTGGGCGTAAAGTTCATCAAGAACATTGTATTTCTCGTTTGGAACATCGATGTAGTGGTTTTCAAAGAGATTCTTCAAGCCACCGATGAAGTTTTCGGAAATCTGAGTCTTGATGCCTTGTTCAACAGCGACTGCGTTCTCTGTCATCCATTCTTCGACTACGTAGTCAAGATAGTCATCTACCTTCTCTACGAGTGATTCTGTGACATTTTCAAGATATTCCTTGACATTGCTGTCAACACCTTCAACGATGTGAGCAACGGTCTTTTCTACGCGGTCAGTGACAGCGGCTTCAAAGATTGCTTCAAGCTTGCTGACGAGTTCTTCTGTTGCAACTTCTTCACCAAGAAGTGAAGCGAGAGCTGCGCGGAATTGTGCGCGAGCTTCGGCAATCATCTCTTGTTCTTCTACGCTTTCTTCGACTTCGGTTGGCTCTTCAGTCTCTTCTTCTTCTTTCTCCTCTGTCTCTTCTTCTTCGGAAGATTGAGCAGGAGCAGACATTTTTGGAGCAGCCTTGCCAACCATGCCCATTGAGTTGGGAACGATTGGAGCGGGAACGCCTGGAACAGCTACGGCACCAGTTGCAACTGGAGGAGCTGTGAATGAGCCCTTTCCACTTGCGTCGATGGAACCCTTGCCGGTTGCATCATAATCGCCAAGACCCATTGCTTGGGCGGCGGCTTCTGAGATAGTGTTTTTCTTATTTTTCATATTAAAAGGATCCTTAAGTGTAAAATTATTTATACTAAAAAAATATTCAGGGTTTTACGCCCAACTTGATTGCTTGAAGAGCAATTTTCTTTCTGGCAATCTTTCGGGATAGTGTTTCGTAGGGGTCTTCTTCCTTGTACGGCTCTGTTCTCTTTTCTCCGGGTAGAACAAAGGGTGTCCAAGGAGAACCAGCACCCTGTGCTGCCAATTTCATTTGACTTCTACCGATATTTCCGATTTGTGCATCAAGCCAAGATTTTCCGCTTATATCCTCAATTTGACCACCAAGTTTGCTTACCATGGGGCCTAGAGGACCTGCTAACAGACTTTTAAAACTTTTAGGTCCCATTCCACTGCGTGTTAACGAACCCAAAAATCCTGGTAAACTTCCTACTCCATATGCAGCAAGCCCTCCGAGAGCAGCTGCTTCAGGTTCATCACCAAAAAGAATGTTTCCAACCTCACCCTTTTTTAATTTTTTTCCTGTTCCTGCTCCACCACCACCAAATCCTCCAGCAAATCCTCCGGTGCTTTTGGCCATATCTGCTCTTAATTTAGCCTCTTCTTCTTTTCTTTTCTTTTCTTCTGGTGTTTCTATTGGTGGTGCTAACTGTTCATTCATGAATTTTTCACGATATCCAACCATGTTGTCAAACAAACATTCATTTGCATTGTTTTGAATTTTTTGTTCTAACAACGCAGACAAATATTCTTTTGTATTGGCTGGAATCGTATAGTTCATGAGAGTTTCTTGAAATAGTTATTGAAAACTTTTACAATGTTTTCTTGAAGATCGCGCTTTGATGAATTTTTGATAATTTTGACTGCTTGTTCACGGTCTCTTTCACTCCACATACCATTTTCAAAAATCCATTCTCTTCCTTCCATGATTCCATTTACGAAAGCATTTGGGGCTGAGGGATCTGCTACGATATCGATAGCGGCCAACATGAAATCTTCTTGGACCTCTTGGTATCCATTCTTTGGACGAAGAGAACCCATTCCACGGGTAGATACACCGAGTTGAGCACCTTCATCAATCAGATTCTTGACAATTCTTCCCATTGGGGTGTCAAGAACTTTTGCCTTTCCATAGACGTTTTTTCCGTCTTCATGGAGAGTCTTGATCATGTGTGAAACCCGGTCTTGGTTGACTGTTGGGCCTGTGGGGTGATTCAATTCTCCCATTGCACGGCCCTTTTCAACATACTCGGTAATATAACGACCACATTCCTTCTTGAGTATGCCGCTTGGATATACGCGCCCGTTACGGTTCTTTACGTCGGATTGCATGAAAACACCTTCGATGAAATATGTCTTTTCACCGTTTCCGATGTTCTCTTTGATGTATTTGATGTCTTCAGTTAGTTCCGTTATCAGTTTCATTTTTGTTTCCTAGAATGGTCTTTGCAACAGTCTTGTATTGTTCCTCAAGCTTGCTCCCAATCTTTGAATAAAGAACTTTGGAAGTGTTTTCTTTGAAAGAAACAGCATTTTCATTGATTGCGTTCTTTAGTATTTCTCTGATTTCGTTTTTCATTGTAAATTCCTGGTTGTTTGAGCAAACTGAATGTGTTGCTTTAGTGTTGGCCCATCCTTAAAAATTTCTTGAGTCATTCTTTTTCTATTTTCTACATTCAGTGACTCAAATAAATTTTTAATCAATTCCTTTTCTTTTTCAGTAATATTTATAACAGATTCATCTTTTAAAATTATTCTGCCAGATTCAAATTTTTCCATAAAATTTAAAAATTCTTGTAATTCAATGGAGTTATCAGTTTCCTCATTTGTTTCAAAAAGTCTGTTTGATACTTCTTGACGAACAGAAAAAATGGAATCGTTTAATTTAACAGCCAGTGCTTGTTCGATGTTTTGTTTGAAATACTCTTCGTTCTCAGAAAGCATTTCCTTGATTCCATTTTTTAACAATGTTCTTGTAATATTCATGTTATCCCTCTTCTTGTCTTTCTTGTTGCCCTTGCTGTTGGGCCATCTGAGCCTGTTGTTGTGCCATTAATGCCATTTGTTCCGCTTGGGCTTTTTGTCGATCAATCTCCATTTGTTTATCCATGGCACGCATCTCCTCTTCAGTTTGACGAAGAATATTCTTTCGAATATATTCAGTTGAGAAGTACTTGCCAACATAAGCATCTACAAACTGAACCATCTTCAGGCGTTCGGCAAGAATTTCAGATTCCTTCAAATCCCAGAAATAGTTGTCGGTATTGAATACATAATTGATGTCACCTTTTAGTTCACGCCAGTCATCATCTGTCATGACACCTTTTAGAAGCAATTGAACTCTCAACATATCTGAGAACAATTTGCTGAAATGATGGCGAATGCGATCAATAAATTTGTAAAATTTAACTTCTTCTCTTGTGATTTCAACAGATCTTCCCATATTGAATCCTGTTGATTCAGATGTGAGACGACTGATTGGAACGTTCAAAGACATGTATAATTTCTTCTTGAAATAATCAACGTCTTCGATTTGAGACATGGCTTGACCACCCGGAAGAGTTGAAATTTCAGTTCCTCTTGAACCTTCACGTCGTGGAAGCCAATAATCCTCAAGAACAGAGAGATGGTTTCTCTCGTCACGAACTTCTCCAGTTGCTTGATTGTAGATTACGCGATTGCGGAAGCGGCTCATCATATCGCGCATGTATTGTTCCGCTTTTTGTTTTGGAAGTTGGCCTACGTCAACATAGAACACTCTACGCTCAGGTGCACGTGCTATGCGGTAAACTAGAAGAGCATCTTCTAGTTGTCTCAGCATGTTTAGAGGTCTAATAGCTTTGTGTAGATAACCGAGAACTCTCTTAGTATTGAGATCTATGATGCCAGAAGCAACATAAACGACACTGTCCAAAGAAAGTTGAAGTCCACCAGGACCCGTCAACATGTAAGATTCTTTGTCCGTATTTGTGTAAAGATAATATTCTTCAATGTCTTTTATCAAAGAAATGGATTGTCCTTCGACTCTTTCCATTTCTTTTTTTACTTTTCTGATCTTTTTAATCTTTAATGGATCAACTGGTAATAATTCTTTGATTCCATCAGTCGGCCTTTCCTTATCAATTACAATGTTGTAATAAACTTTGGAATCGATATACCAACGTCTGAAGATTTCATAGGATTTATTGTTGAAATCCAATAGGTGAAGAATTCTTTCAAATTCTCTATAGATCTTATTCTTGATTACATCTGATACTGGTAGATTGGATAAATCAAGTTTTACTGGTTTGCGATCTGTTCCAAGAACAATAGACGCATTAATTATTTCATCAATGGCGTTGTCAACTTCAGGATAGATCGACATGTTTCTGTATTGCACAACCGATGCGCTTTCGTCACGCATTGTGGCAGCATAATCAAGTGCAGTTCCAAAGAAACCACCAGCCTCTACCGTTACTGTACCATCATAAATCTCAGGAGCGGTAAAAGACTGTAAGGTCTTTTGTTCTCTCTCCTGTTTTGGAGTTTTTTTCTTTCCAAATTCAAATCCAAATACTTCTAAATCCATTATTTTCACCTACTTGTTATTGGTTGGTTGTAGCTCTTGATTTCCATTTGGTCAAACACGATCATAACTTGGAATGTACTCAAGTTATTTGGTACTCTCATATTTAGGCTGACTTGTCCCACCTGTGTTGGCCAACAGCCATGCAACACAAAAGTTTTCAATATTTGGTCACCATTCATGTCCAAATGATTTACTGTCCAGTTTGATGCTTTGTATGTTGTGCTTTGATTTATCAAAGCAGACACATTGGTATTATTGTTGTTTATTTTATTTTGCCAAGTTTGAAAATAATTCCAAAGATTATTATTTCCAATGTCATCAAGAACCGTAAAAACCCAAGTTGAATATTGTTTTTCACCGGGATAATGAAACTTTCTTCCAAAAAAATCATACGTCATTGTTGTTGACATGACTTGAGGCAAAATGGTAGAACGAACATGGAATGGTGTAAATCGTCCACTTGTGAATGGAATGTCACCCTGAACCAGAAATCTGTTTGATCTTGTTCCACCAAAAAAGTTTGTTTTAAATTCATTTAACATATGTGTTATACTCCATCAATTTTGATATTATCATATGTCAAAGTAACAGAAAAAGACACAAACTCTTGTTGTCCCATGTCCAACATGATTTCACTGACTACGCTGGGCCAGCATTTATAAAGGTAGATTGTTCTTAATATTTGGTTATTATTTACGTCCAAATGTTGGACTTTCCAAGTTGTTTGAAGATTTCTATAAGAGTAATCTGCATTTTTAACTTCGTGTGTCCAGTGTCCGTCCAAGAATTCTTTCCATCTTTGAAAAGCTGCCCAAAGATTTTGAGAATTTCCGTCATCATAAACTCCTATAACCCAAGGACTATATTGTCTGTCTCCAGCAAAATTTACCAATCTGCCTCTATAAGGGATGGCAATTGTGTTTACTGTAACAGATGGAAGAGATGCCGAAATAATTTTAAACGTAGAGTCGGTCTGAGGTGGAGATACACCAGATGGCCATTGTGGAGTTACAATGAATCTATTGAGTCTTGTACCTCCATTAAAGTTATTTTTAAAATCTGAAATCGTATTTGTCATTATGCTGTGTAAGTAAAGTCAACTACGAAGGATTCGGTTCCAAGAATTGGTTTTGCGACTACGGTGATATTCAAGGTATCAGAATTATCTTCATTGTTGGAAGAATCGCAGATAATCTGAGTCTTTGTTGTATCAAGATAAGGAGCAAATGGATCCATTGCTGTCTGCACTTCACTTACAACCTGATCTCTGGTGGTTTGGTTGTTTATTGAGAAGATATGCTTGAAAGCAATGGTGTTTATTGCTTGAGTTATGGCGGAACGCAATCTGGCAGGACCAATTCTGTCATTTACAGTAATTGCTGTGGTAGAATAAGTTGCACCAACAAGATCCGATCCCAAGAATTTGGGACTGTTGTTAATAAAAAAGTTTACCTTATTTGAACGGAGATATGATTTAAGTGTGCTGAACCAATCAATTGGATTGATTATGTCTCCATTTAGAACAGTTGAGCGATCAAGTCCAGCAACAGTTAGATACAATTCATTTCTGTTCTTTGTTCTTCCAAAGAAACCTGCGACATCGGATACAGCGGGGAGAGTGTATGTGATGAACGAACTAGGCTTTAACAAACTGACATCTAAGTTTGCTCTTGTTTTTAAACCAAGAACATTGAAAAATTTAATTCCTTGAGTGATTCCAGATACTTGAGCTCCCAATACTGTACCAAAATTTCCCATTGTGTAACCAGCACCAGAAACACCAGTTGCATCTGGGGCACTTGTAAAGATACCTGTTGTGTATTGTTGATTAGAGAGCCATGTAACAAGGGTGTTATCAATTACAGGATCAATTAGAACGTCAATTGTAGATGTATTGTTATCTTGCAAGTATTTGTCAAGACCTGCTGCTTGACCTGCTAAAACTAAAGAACCACCGTATGCCAAATAGTTTATTGCGTGTAAAAACTGAGTTCCAATGGTTGTTGCTTCTACTGTTGTAGCGCTGTTTGTATAAAATAATGAAAAAGTTGAACCAGCAACAGAGGGTGCCAATAGTGCATATGTAACACCGTCAAGACGATTTAGATCTTGTACTAAATCGGCTGGATTTGTATAAAGAAGATAAGTATCAGTTGTTGCTCCTTTTGCTGGACTAAAATTTGTTCTTGCATAGACAAGCCAACCAAAAAGCCCACCGGGATCTATGCTAGTTGCGTTTTGAATGCCATTGAAGGTTGGAGCGCGATATCCAGTTCCAGTGCGCATGGCGGCAACAAATGGAACTGCGATAACTTCTCTGTTATATTGATTTGAGCTAATAAATGAACTGAGTGATGGCATCTTTATCCCTTTTATCTGAAATATTTAGAATTTTATGTGGGATACCAAACGACACCTCCTTGTGAAAATGGCTCTTTATCATCCAATTCGTCTTTATTATCCATCATAAAAAGAACATTATCGTCTTCTGGTTTTTGTGCTTCCTCATAATTAAATTTTGCACTTTCAATTAAATCCGCATAATATTCTTGTCTGGATAGCCATGCAAAGAATACTAAGGTCATTACCATGTCGTCATTATGACCTTCTTCTGCCTTATAAGTGTTTGCTTTTGAAACAAATGTAAACAATTCAGAAATTACACGCTCATCATTTAACAAAATTTTATCTTCTTCAATCAATCTTTTTAAGATGGCACACCCCAATTTTTTTGTTTGTGTTGTGGTTCTTAATCCCATTTCACTTCTTCCGGATGATGCAAATCCTTGAGACAAAATTTGTCCTTTTCGCCCCATCATCCGAGTCATCAGTACATTTTCATATCCCAAGTCATTGTATAAAATTGATGAAACTTGTCCACCTATGTCATTTGTTTCTATTAGTGCAAAGGCATTATTGTACTGTTCTGCAATTTTTTTAATAATTGTTGGAAAATTAAAAGGACTTATGGTATTGTTTTTAAATGAAGCAACAACTTTGTAAGGTGCTGATGTTCCATCTATTACAGTAAATGCAGAGAAATCCGATCCTTGACCACGTGATACGTCTGCCTGAAGAAAGTATATTCTTTCCTTTTGAGGTTTTTCAAATATTCGTAAACCTTCTTTGTCTTCCTCTAAAAATTCTTCCGGTGCTAATACACTAAGTTTACTTGTTGATATTAAAGTATTTGAAGAACCCAAGAAACTGCAACCATATTCTTGTTCAAATTGTTCTGGGCTTGTATTGGCAATTTGCTCTGATGCCCATTCCTCGTCTCTTAAACGAGGGCTTCCGGGACTTATTGGAGTCTCCCTCCAACTCACCTCCACGGGAACGAACATGTTTTTTAATTTGTGTCCTTGGTTTCTATTCGCATCAACCCAAAGTTTATGGAAGTGGTTCATTCCATTTGGCGTAGAAACAATGATAAGTTTGGTAGTGGTACCAGCAGAAATTGTTGGATAAGTCGCGGTATAGAATTCTTCCGCCACATGGCTTGGCAAGAAGGCGTACTCGTCCAACAGCAATAGGTTATAAGAGCCGCCACGGATCGCTGTAGACGATGTTGCGTCACACATGACCCTGGAGCCGTTTTCCAATTTAAAACTCGTCTTATTCCATTCTAGAACTCCTTGCTGCAAGAAATGTGGTAAATTTTCATAAGCAAGTTGAAGTTTAGAGAATAATTCTTCCTTTGCGGTCTTTAATCGGTTGGCTAGGATTGCCACGTTTACACTTTGAGTAAAAGTCACATAATGGCAAATATAACTGGTAACACAGGTTGACTTACCGCACTGGCGGGGCCATTTAGAAATTACAAATCGATTTTTGTGCAATTCATTGATGAACTTTTTTTGATAAGCATAAAGTTTAAATGGTACAACACCTTTATCCAAAGTTTTTACTTTAATGTATTTTTCACAAAAGTATACCGGATCGTTCGCACACTTGATATATTCTTCAAGTTCATCCTTGGTGTATTGCATTTCTACACCAGGAAGTTTTAAATTTGGATTATTTCTATAACCCTGATTACTGTTGTTTTTGCTCATTCACAACCTCTGCATCAATTATATTTTTTTCAGTGCTTCTCTCTTTGTTGATTAAATTTTGCAGATCCTTTGTTGAACCAACAAACACTGAATTATTTGTTTGTTTCACTTCGACCTTTGTACCAGTTGTGTCTTTGGCTTTTTTGTGCACATCCAAGACATTATTGTTAAGATCAGCCATGGTTTTCAAAAGAATGGCAACAACTTCAAATGCTCTTGGGCTATCTGATTCTGTTGCCACCTTAAGAGCACTTTCCAATGCTACATTTCCATTTCCTATCAAAGATTTTAAATTATCTTGGACAAAAGAATAATCTTTTTGAAAATTAGCAATATCAAAAGTTCCACCAGAATTGTTTGGTTTAGATAATGTATTATCATGCCCCATGGGGACATCAAAAAGTTTAGCCAAGTTTTTATTAATATTCATCTTTAATCCAAAAAGTCAATCGTATTTTGATTTGCATCAATTGTAGTAACAGAAGAGGTGCCACCAAAAATGTATGATTTTGCAATAAAATTAAAGGATGCAATGTGAATCCTTCTACTATTGAAATCACCTTCATATTTATCTGTTATGTTATTGGATACCATAACAATAGGAATGTTTAAAGGATCACCAGAATCAGTTAAAGAAATTTTTATTATGTGATCGGGTACAAAGAAAGGCATGATTTGCTCAACTATTTGAAGCATATCATCGATGTGTCTTGTGTATGCAAATAAATTAATTCCAACATTTACAGGTTGTTCATTTGCAATCTGGGTTCCTTGATTATTGCAACTATTTCCTTGAGTTGGTAAATTTAGTGAAGAGGAAAATCTTGCACGCCGTCTTGATGGATCTGGTACTATGCTATTAACATGATAACTGATCCTTGGAAGTTGATTTTCTATTCTTGTTCCATCGGTGATAGATGATGGATACAATAAACGCTGAATAAACTTTTCTTGCGAAGCATAAGTGATCGGAACTCGCAAGGTGGTATTTGGATCAGAACCACTGTTGTCGTGTGAAACATAAATGTTATTGAACAATGTTCCAAAACCCACCACTAATCTTCTGAGACTTTTGTTGTAATAATATCCGAACATTGTTTACCTTTATGAGCCGCAATTACTTGCGGGATTGTTTGCGTCAAACTCGTAAATAGCAGCTTCGTCATCCAAAATATCATTGATTCCAGCGGTAGTCCCAAGAATATTGTTCTTGGGAATCATGGTGCCTCCAGAGAAACCAAATGTGGTTGTATATGGCGAGTTTACTGCAGGACTTGGGGTTGCAATCTTCTCGTAACTGTAGGTGAAGAGTTCTGCTGTTATTTGATATGAATAAAGCTTTCCTAATGGATATAGTGGATTTTCATGCTCCACAAAATTAATTTCAAATAGAGATTTTGAAAGAGGGAAATAAATCAAATCTCCTTCTCTTGGTCTTGTAATGGTTGGATCTAGAGCAGTTATTATTTCTCTAAATCTTCTGCGAGCCATAAGAAGTGAAATTTTGTCCTTTATTTCTATTCCAAATTGAGTTATTACATCGGTTCCTTCAAACCCCTTGTAGGATTGAATATACATTTCTATCGTGTATGCTTTTTCAAAATATGAACTAGGATCCTCACCAAAGAGTCTGTCTATGTTCAATGCCTTTCTTGGTACATAAAGGCAATCTTGACCCACTCCCTGAATCAATTCGACTGTTATATCTTCTACCAGTGTTTGCTCTGGATTGTATGTCGTTAAATTGATGTAAGGATTTATTGCCATTTATTAACCAATTAGTGGATCTGGGGGAAGTTCGTAGTTCTTGAGCAATTCATTTTCAACTTCTACTATTTCTTTCATTGCCTCTTGCATTATTGCTGGTGCATTTATCTGAGCTCCACCGGGTAAAGGAACTCCAGCAAATTTCATCAAATTCTGAGCCCATTGTTTCTTTAGTAGTGCAGCAAAATACTTCTTAAACAACCTGTCTTCCCATACTCTTGGATACTTGTCTGTGTCAATTTTTACATATGCTTCAACCAACATATAGTTTTTAGTTCCAAGATTACTATAATCAGTATCCAAGAACAATCGCTGAGTTGTCTTGGTATATGTATAGGACATAGGATAATTGAACACATCGTTAATGAGTTTTACATAAGACATCGCTTCCATGTATGCTGCCATGGGTGCTTGGGGATATCCCGATTGATTAAAATAAAGACCAAAGAAGTCAAACAAGGTCATTTGATAACGCAAATCAAACATGTAATCACCGACTTGATTATCTGCAGTGTATACCTTGCTGATTGTTACAATGTCTTCCCCAGTTGGGAAGTATGAGGTTACTCCGCTACTATCAGTTCTAATTTGAGCACCCA